AAGAATTGATTGCCAAACAACGCCGCGAGGGGATGCGTTGGAACATCATCAACACCCTTAATAAAGCCCGCCCGCACACCACCAGCGAAACCTTCTTGTTGGACATCATGAACGCGATTTACCCGCAAACCACCGCATTAGAGCTGCGCCAACAACTTGATTATCTGGCTGACCGCAAAATGGTAGACCTCAATAAAGCCCCGCACGGCCTGTGGTTTGCCGACTTGACCAGTTTGGGTGTCGATATTGCCGAATATACGGTGGAGTGTCGTGCCGGTATTGCACGGCCTGAGAAAGTATGGAGCTAGGCATGGCGCAACGCAGCAGTATTGAAAAACTCCCCGAAGCCGTCCGACATGAATTTGAACGGAAGCTGGTAGAAAACGGTTTTTCAGACTACCAAGCCATTGCCGAATGGCTGCAAGACCAAGGCTATGAAATCAGCCGTTCAGCCGCACACCGTTACGGCCAAAAAGTGCAACGTCGTTTCGCCGCCATCAAGTCCAGCACCGAAGCCGCGCGACTGATTGCCGAAGGCGCGGCCGATGAAGGTGACACCCGTAGCGAAGCATTGGTTGCAATGGTGCAGTCCGAATTATTTGAAGCCATGTTGGAAATTGGTGAAATGGAAGACTTATCGGCTGTAGACAGGTTTAGCATGGTTGCGAAAGCGGCCAAAAATATCGCTACTCTAACATCAGCCAGCACTCGCCTGAAAGAGTATCAGGCCAAGGTCAAAGCCAAAGTACAGGCGGCCGCCGAAGATGTAGCCAAGCAGGCCAAGAAAGGCGGCTTGTCTGAAGAATCGGTCGAGGCCATCCGCAAGCATATTTTAGGGATTGCATCATGACGCCGTCTGAAATCCGAAATACCCGCCCATCAGAAGACCGTACCCCTACGGTCTTATTGCCGTATCAGCAGGCTTGGTGTGCCGACCAGTCGCCTGTGAAGCTGTGCGAAAAATCGCGCCGTATCGGTTTGAGCTGGGGAGAAGCTGCCGATACCGCCTTGCTGGCCGCATCCGCTAAAGGCATGGACGCATGGTACATCGGCTATAACAAAGACATGGCCTTGGAGTTTATCCGCGACTGTGCAGGCTGGGCGAAGCATTACCAGCTGGCGGCAGGTGAAATCGAAGAAACCGAGGAAGTGTTTGTCGAAGGCGACGACCGCCAGGCCGTGTTAGCCTTCGTTATCCGCTTTGCTTCCGGCTTTCGCATTACCGCCTTATCCAGCCGGCCGTCCAACCTACGCGGTAAACAAGGCCGCGTGATTATTGATGAAGCAGCGTTCCACGAACAGCTTGGCGAGTTGCTTAAAGCGGCAATGGCCTTGCTGATGTGGGGCGGCCAGGTGCATATCATCTCTACGCATGACGGCGTAGACAACCCGTTCAATGAGTTGATTAACGATGTGCGTGCAGGGAAAAAACCTTATTCCGTCCACCGTATCACCTTTGACGAAGCGGTCGAACAAGGCTTGTACCGCCGCATCTGTCTGCGTTTGGGCAAGGATTGGACACCCCAAGGCGAAGCCTCGTGGTGTAAGGAAATCCGCGATTTCTACGGCGAAGATGCCAGCGAAGAGTTGGACTGTATTCCGAAAAACGGCGGCGGCAAATGGCTGAACCGTGCCTTAATCGAAAGCCGTATGACCCCATACACGCCGGTTATCCGCTACGACCAGACCGACGACTTCGGCTTGCTGTCCGAACCGCGCCGTGCTGCCGAAGTAGCAGACTGGATAGCCGATACTCTGCAGCCGCTGCTCGACAGTTTGGACAAAACCCTCGTTTCTTTTATAGGCGAAGACTTTGCCCGCTCGGGCGACCGCACCGTGATTGTGCCGCTCTTACAAAGCAAAGACCTGATTTTAAAACCGCCGTTTGTTTTGGAGCTGGGCAATATGCCGTTTGCCCAGCAGGAGCAAATTATGCAGCACCTGTTGGCCAAGCTACCCAATCTGCGCGGCGCGGCTTTGGATGCGCGAGGCAACGGTCAATCTTTGGCCGAAGCCATGCGCGATGCGTTCGGCGCAGAAGTGGTGGAAGCTGTGATGCTGTCGGAAAACTGGTACCGCAGCCATACCGCTCCGTTCAAAGCCGCCCTCGAAGACGGCACACTCGACGGCCTGCCGCGAGATGAAGACATCCTCACCGATTTACGTGCGTTCGAATTAGTCAAAGGCGTGCCTCGTATTCCGGACACACGAACCAAAGGTCAAGACGGCAAAAAACGCCACGGCGACGCAGCGATTGCCTTTGTCCTTGCCCATTACGCCAGCCGCGAGCTGAATACCGGCCCGATACGCGTAGCCAGCCGCCGAATCCGCCGAAAAAGCGCATTAACCAAAGGTTATTAAGGTATTTAAAGAGTACATATCATGCCCAAACCCCACCTCAAACTCAAAACCAGTCAAGGCATCATGACCTTCAAGCCGCAGGATTTATCTGCACATCTCGCCGTTGCCCGCCCGTTTTTCAGCGGTTTTGACGGCTGGCTGCCTAATCCCGACCCTGTTTTGCGCAAAATGGGCAGGCAAATCTCCGTTTACCGCGAGCTGATGCGCGACCCATTAGTCGGCTCGCTGGTGCGCCGCCGAAAAGCAGCTGTCGCCCGCCTCGAATGGCGGCTTGAGGGCGACGACACCCCTAAAAATGTCCGGAATTTTGTCGATAGCTGGCTGGCTGAAACCGATGTTTACCGCCTGATTAAAGACGTTTTAAACGCCGTTTTTTACGGCTATCAACCCATCGAGCTGATTTGGCGTACCGATTCTGCATGGCTGCCTGAAAAAATCATCGCCAAGCCGCAAGAATGGTTCGCCTTCAACGACGAAGGCGAGCTGCATTACATCCAAAACGGACTGACCGATACCGTTCCCCCGCCTTATAAGTTCCTCTGCCCGACACACGAGGCAGATTATCTCAACCCCTACGGTTTGGGTGATTTGGGCTTGGTTTTTTGGCTGGTCACCTTCAAACGCGGCGGCCTTAAATTTTGGATGCAGTTCACCGAAAAATACGGCGCGCCTTGGCTGATTGGTAAAGAGCCGCGTTCCAATACCCCGCAGGATACCGACAAGCTGCTGGACGCGCTCGAAGCCCTGATCGGCAACAGCGTCGGCACCATCCCCAACGATTCCAGCGTCGAGATACATGAGGCAAGCGGCAAGGCCTCATCTATTGATGCCTACGACAAGCTCATCCGTTATTGCCGCTCCGAAATCAGCATTGCTCTGCTCGGACAAGACCAAACCACTGAAAAAGACAGTACCCACGCCAGCGCGACCGCAGGCTTGGAAGTAACGGACGACATCCGCGACAGCGACAAACGAATCGTGGAGACAACGTTCAATCAGTTAATAGAGTGGGTGGTAGAGATAAATTTCGGAGACGTTGCCCGCCCGAAATTCGTGCTGTTCGAAAATGAGGAAAGCGGCACCAGAGAGCGTGCCGAACGGGATAAGATGATGGTGGATGCCGGTGCCAAGTTCACCAACCAATACTGGCAGCGTACATACGGTTTGAGAGAGGGAGATTTGGTTGAGGATGTTCAAGCAACCCCGGAGGCAAAAGCTGCCGACTTCACCGAGGGCGATTTGACAGACGCAGGTTTGGTCATCGACGGACTCGCCCCCGACACAGGCCGTCTGAATGAACAGGGCGAACGGCTGACTGCCGTCCTAGTGTCCGAATTAAGGCAGGGCGAAACCGCCGAAAATCTGCTCGACCGTCTGACCGCCGCCTATCCGAACATGGACGATACCGCCTTGCAAAACGAGTTGGCACGCCTGATTTTCCTCTCCGACTTGGTCGGCAGGATTGAAGTGGTACAGGAGCTTAAATCATGAACCCCGAAGATATTAAAGCCGTCTTCGGCATGAAACCCGAAGCCGCCGTCGCCTATCTCAAGCAAAAAGGTATTGCCGTATCTTGGGACTGGCAGGATATGTTGGACGACGCGCACGCCACTGCCTTTACGGTGGCCAAAACCGCCAAAATGGATGTG